CCCGGCGCATCTGCGCGCAGAATTCAGGCGTCGCCTTGCCCCAGGCGCCCGCGCTCTCGTCTAGAACTTCGTCGCTCACTTGAAAGCGTCCCGTCCCTTGCGAACGGCCAGCCGCCAATCGGGACCGTCGCCGGGCCGCTGCCGCGTCTCGCGCAGCGAAATCCAGATGCTGCCGTCGTGAGTCACGGCCGAATTGCGACGATAGGCCTTGCCGTGCTCATGCGTCCCCAAGTAATCAAGCCCGGCATCCACGCGCGTTTCGAGCGCGGCGAGCCGCTCCGCGATGCCCGCGATCCGCGATTCGATCGCCTTCCGCTCGGCCCTTGCGCGCCAGCCCATGCCACGCAGCGCAACTTGTAAGCCGACGAACCATGCGGCCACGACGCCGGCACGCACCGCGCGAGGATCTTCCTTGCGCACGAGCGTCGCCTTCGCTTCGGCGCAGTCCTGACGAAGTGCGTTCGTCCAGTCGGCGCCGCCCCCCGCGAAGAGCCGATCAACAGCGGCCATGTCGCCGCGCTCGGCGGCGGCGCGCAGTTCAGCGGCGATCGCACTTTCCAGTTTCATCGCGCCGCTCCGACTAGCTGCCCAGCCCGTAGCTCGCGCCGACGATGCAGACCGACGCATCTTCGCGGCACAGTTTCCAGTTCACGCGCCTGGTCACGCGAACTGCACTGTTTTCCGTCTGGAACATCGAAACGACGGGACCGGTCGGCCCGGTCGGCGCCTTTGCGTCCATCGCCGGGCCGTCGTCCACTTCGATGGCGCCGACGCGCGACACTTCCGCTTCGGCGCCGTCATCGCGCACTGCAATCGCGGTTCCGTCGATCAGCAGCCAATTGCTTGCGCCGGCCGAGTCGATCTCGATCGCCTGCGAAGTCAACAGCGGCAGGCCCATGATCGACCCGCCGGCCGGGCCGCCGTCAACGAGACCCTTGGCCGCGTAGGTCAACGCGACTTGCGCGGCGAGCCGCGGATTCATGACGACGCAGGCCCGCGCCAGGTTGCCGCCGAATTCCTGCGCCGCGTTGTTGAAGTCCTGCGCGAAGTCCGCGACCGATGCCACGCTGACGCCGGCCTCGGCGATCGAGCCAGGCGCGACGCCCGCGGTGCCGGAGTCGGCAACGTCGAAGGCCTGCCCGTCGATCGCCAGCGCGATTGCGTCGATGAAGTGCCGCTGAATCTCGCGCTCGGCCTCGGCCGTCTGTTCCTGCAGCAATTCATTGCTCATTACGGCCAGCACGCCCAACGTCATCGCCGGCAGCGTGTCGCGCTCGAATGCCAGCGAACTAACCCGCAGCGCCGCAGCCTCGCCTTTCCATGCCGCCACGGCAGCGGGACCGATCTGCGCCACGAACGGCGCTCGTGGCAGAACCCGCAGCCCAGGAATCCGAAAGAACGCCGTCGCCGAATCGATCAACGCGACGAACTCGGCCTGCTCGGTCCGCATCTGGCCCGCGTCGCTGCCCCACTCGCCGGAAATCGTGGCGCCCCCAGCGACCGCAGCGCGCGTGTGCTGCGCGGCAAGCGACGTCGCGCCCCAGCGGCGCGCGGCAATCTCGGGCGCGGCCTCGCGCGGCAAGCCGTCGATGCGGGCGCAGGCCTGCGCGATCAGCGAGCGAGTGACAGTCGAGCCGCGGAAACGGTCCATGTCGGAAAAGTTCATCTTTGTTCCTTGCGATCGATCGCGCAGCGGTCGCCGCGCGTCGGTGCCATAGTCGCCGCATCGACTGTCGGCCGCCAGATCGGCGCGTGCGCCGCAGTGCGCCTGCGTGCAGTTCGGTGAGCTTCGGTGAGAAGAAATTTTCAGAAGCCGCGCCGCTGCTCGATCCACGTCGCCAGGTCGCGCAACCTATACGAGACCCGACAGCCATTGAGCCCCGATCGAAACGGTGTCGGCCCCTCGCGCGTGCTGCGCAGATTGCGTAAAGTGCCCTCGGCCAGCCCAAGCAGCCGCGCTGCGCTGCCCTCGCTGCAACGCTCGTCGCCGGTCAAAGGCAATTGGTCCCGCTCGCAGCGGCGGCGGAAAAGCTCGACGCACTCGGCGATGCGACGCTCGGTGTCAAGCATCAGAAGTCCTCGCTCATCGCGGCCGGCGTGAAGCAGTAGAAACGGGCCTTCCCGTCTAGCGGGCTCGACTCGCGACGATCAGGCCGCACGCGCTCGCCGTCGCGTTCGCCGCGCAGCCATCCGCGCGCCAGCAGCAGGCGCGATGCAAATCTGTGATCGAGCCCGGCGCAGACCTCGTTGCGGAACACTTCGGGCCAGATCCAGTAGTGCAGTTCCGTGCCAGATTCGCCGAGCCCCTCGGCAAAGCCGCGTTCGATTTTCGTAAAGTCATCGACGCCGCGAACGCGCTCGCCATCCTTCATCAGTACGCGATAGCCGATGCGTAAAGGTTTGTCGGGGCGGTGATCGTCGGCGGAGCGATGCAGCCAGGGGCAGCGCGATTCGCCGTGCGCCTGGAGGAAGGCGCGCACGGCCTGGAGAATCTGCCGCTCTTCAAGGTTGCCAGCGCCGCCGCGCGCATCGAGCCAGGCGCGGAAGCATTGCCGGGCGGCGCCGAGCGCAGCGTTCTTGTGCCAGCCGGTCAAGCCCGCTTCGGTCGCAGCCTCCCCCGCGAACGCAACTAGCCCGAACCGCGCAGCAACCCGCGCGACTTGACCGGCGGCGCCCTCGCCGGCCTGAGCCTTCACGAAGGCCGCGACGGCGGCGCGCGCGGTGGCGGCGAGCTGCTCGGGGGCTTCGGCGATGCGCTCGACCCATGCCGGGCCGACCGTGCCGTACACCTCGCCGACCTCGCGTGCCAGGTGGCGAGCGAAGGCGTCGCCACTGGTGTAGCCATTCAGCTCTTCGAAAATGCCGAACGGCAAGCCGTCGCCCGGCAGATCGATCGCGCGGGCCTCGGCGCCTGCTGTTGTCCGCTTTCCGGCGCTCGCCGCGTGCTGCTCGATCGACAGCTCGCCCGTTGAGAGCGCCGCGACGCGCCAGCGCAGCCGCTCGCGAGGAACTCCTGTGCGGTGCAATCTCGCCTTGCCGGTCCCGTTGCCGACGGCGTATGCGGTAGCGACCATTTCGCGGGGGTCAAGCTCGGCGATTTCATCGAGAACGAGAAGCGCGTCGGAGTGCGACGCGCACATGCCCTCGATCGCGTTGGCCGTGCTGCGCCATGTCTGAACGAAGTCGGCCGGCGGTCCCCATACGCTGGCGGCGACGCGGCCGCCAGTCGTCTTGCCCGAGCTGCTCGGCCCGCGCAAGTGAACAGCGAAAGAATCAGCCCCGACCCAGAACAGCAGCGGGCCAGCGAGCGCAACTGACACTGCGAACAACAGCCGCGAGTTGCCGCGGCAGAACTTGCCGACGCGCTCGCGCCACTCGGCCGCCGAGCCCGCGGAGCGAAACGCATTCGGCACCGCGCCCGCGCTCTGGAATATGACCTCTTCCGATGCGGCGCCGAGCGTGCGATCGGCCAACACGAAGGCGCGGCCATGCCAGCCGGTGCGATCGGTGCAGCGGGCAAATGTGCGCGGTGCGCGCGTTGCCAGGTATTCGCCGAGCAGCGCGCGGGCCTTGGCACCCGGCGCGATGCGCAGCCCGAACGAGAGCAGCAGTGCGCGCAGCTCGGCGCCGTCGCCGGCCATCAAACGCGCAGGCACCGCGAAGCGATGCTCGGCGCCCTCGGGGTCGGTCAGCCGCAGTAAGTAACCCCACTCGGCGCCGTCCTGGTCGCGGGTCAGCGCCGCGACCTCGATCGGCGAGCAGAAGGGCACGCGGCCGGCGCCGAAGGCATCGTGAAACACGCCGCCCGTTGGATCGAAACGGAAGTGATCGGCGGTCTCGGCGCTCGGCGCGATCGCGGCGCGCTCGGCCTTCGGCGCCTTCGCTTTGCCCGCGAGTGCGGCCTCGATCTGCTCGCGCACGGCGTCGAGTCCAACGGCTTGCGCCAGATCGTTGAAGTCGGTTCGGCCTTCGGGCAGATCAGCCGGCAGGCACCAGCGCCCCGAACATGCGCGCGCCGCGTGCGGCGCGGCCTCAGCACCCGGATTGCTTCCAGTCCGCGCGGCGGTGTCGCGGTCGTCATCGCCGCAGATCAGCAACCGCGCCTCTTTGCCGAGCAGGCGCCGCAGCGCGCGCGCGACTGGCGCCAGGTTGCCGGCGTGCATGGCCGCGGCAACCGGGTAGCCAGTCGCGGCATGCAAGGTCGCCGCGGTCGCGGCGCCTTCACAGATCAGCGCGGTCGGTGCGCCCTTCAGCTCGCCGAACGGGGACCAGCAGCCTTCGACCCGACCGCCGGTCAGAAAGCGCTTTTCGCCATCGGGCGCAATTGTCTGGACCGACCAAAGCCGATCGGCGTCGCGCAGCGAGACGAGAAGCCGCTCGCCGAGCTGCCGAAAGCGGCCAGGGGGAATAGCCTTCGCGCGCAGATAGGGGTGATCGGCAGGCGCAGGCGAAGCCGCTTCCCAAAGCGCGCGCGCGCGCTCGGCCGTGCGCTGCCAGCCGCGTCGCTGGCGGTCTGCCGCCGAGCGCTTCGCGGCGGCGATCGCCGCCCGCTCCGCATCGCTCGGCGGCGAGCTGGCGCCGCCCTCGGTCCATGCGTGATGCGCCGCGCCCTGGTCCCAGCGGCCGAACGCGCCGAACGCGCGCCCGATCGGCGGGCGGTGCAGCACATACCAGCCGGGCCGACCGTGCGGCTTGTCGGCGACCGCGCAGCGGTGGATCTCGCCGTCGGCGACGGCGCGATCAAGCCGCAGCCCGATCGCCTGCGCCGCGCCCTCGAAAGTCTCAGCGAACACCGAGCAGACACCAGACGATGCGCCGCAGCTCAACCGCTGCGGCGAGTTGCGCCCAGCGCCGGCAGACTGGACAAACCCCGCGAGCCCGGCAGCGGCAGGCGGCGAGCAGCGGCGACCGGCGCGAGCCGCGGCGCGGTGCGGTTGCCTGCGCCGACCGCGGCCTATGCGCGGCGCTGGTCACTTGCCGCCCTCAGCTCGAAACGGAACCGGCGGGCGCGCGCATTACCGTCGCGCGCGCGGCGATCCGCTCGGCGAGCCACTGATCCACCTCGGCACGCACCCACGCGACGCGGCGGCCATCGGTGGACAGCTTGACCGGAGCGGGAAACTCCCCCTTCGCGATCCGCCGATACACCTCGGAATTGGAAAGCGTCACGCGCGCCAGCACGGAGCGCTTCGGTTCAAGCTCGATCGGCGGCGCGGCCGGCGCAGGCGCGGCAGCGGGAGCGGCTTTCTTCATGGAACACCTCGGCGTCAGAAGTGACGCAGCGATGATCCAAGAGCGCGCCCGCTCACGGGCGAGAGAATCGGCTACGTCGTCACGTCGCAGCCGATTTCACTGCGGCGAGCGCGAGGCGCAGCTCGGTGCCGTTGTTCTTCAGAAAGGAAAGCTCGACGTCGAGCCCGCGCTCGGCAAGCGCGCGCTGCGCGAGTTTCTGCCAGCGGCCAGCGGAAGGAATGCAGGCGTCGGCCTCGGCGAGCAGCACGGCGGCCAGGGCAACGCGCACCCAGGTTTCGCCGCGTCGCGCGGCGCCCGCGTTTTCGACCCGGCGGCGGTCGGTCGCTCGCTTGCGTTTCGCGGCATCGCGCAGCACGGGCAGCACGACGGCGACAGTCTCGACGTGTTCGCCCGCGATGTACTGCAAACGCTGCACGGCAAGGCCGCGCAGCGCGTTTGCCAGGTCGCTGCGCAGCGCTTCCGAATCCGCCCACGGCAGGCGGTCGCCGATCAGCCCAAGCTGCACGTACAGCCGCGCGGCGTCTTGGAAGTAGCCCGGCGCGTAGAACGCAACGTCAGCGAAAGCGCGCGGCAGCGGCCCGCGCCAGTCCCGTCGCAGCTCATCGGCGAGCGCCGCGCGGAGTAGCTGTGAAGGCGCCGCGAGCCCCGCGCCCGACGCTTCGACGGCGAGCAACTCGGCGACATGTTCGATTTCGCCGGGATCGGTCGGGAACAAGCCCGCGGCCGGCGCTCGGTGATTCATTCGCCCCCTCGGCGAACCCTGCAGGAAGCTGCGCCAGCCGGCCAGGGAAGCCGGTTTTCGCCCCGTCGGGCTAGGCGCGCAAAGAGTCTAGCCGCCGCGCCACGCGCGGCCAGGCGGCGCGATCGCCCGCGGCCGTGTGGCGGAATGCCGGCCGGGCCGCTATCGCGTCGCCTGCGTCTGCCTGGTCAGTCGGTGCGCGTTTCATCGTCCGCAGCAACCCAGCGGCCGGCGCGCATTACCTGGACAGCACGCCAAAGCGGGCGCGGCACTTCGCCGACAACCCCGAACCAGTCAGCAGCGCTGCCGCCCACGGCGCGCGCGGCGCGGATGAGGCGCCGCTGGGTCGTCGGTGAAATCTTCGCCGCCTTCACAAGCCGCGCCCAAGGCAGCGCGGCGCCAGGGTCAATGCCGATGCGCGCGGCGCCGACGGCTTCGATCTGATCGGCAAGCTCGCCGAGCTGCGACGAACCGTCGGGCAGATCCCTCGCGACCTTGATCGCGGTCGGTTCATAGTCCTGCCGCGAAGAAAACCAGACAACCGGCCTTTCGTGAGTGCCGATCCCGACGGTCGCCGGATGAATAGACCCGTCGCGCAGGATCAGCGGCAGGTGATGCGCTTCCGATGTGTAGTGCCAGAGACGAACGGGGGCGCTCATCGGTCGCCCCGCGATCCCGGCGCCGGCCGCCGCGAATGCCATTCGGCGTTCGCAACAAGCCGGTGCAGCTCGTCTGCCACGCCGAGCAGCGATTCAACGCGAAGGATCAACCGCTCGACCTGGGCGCCGAGCGCGAGCAGCGCCGGCCGAACGTCCCCGACTTGTCCCCGGTTTGTCCCCGGCTTTTTTTGTGTCTGTAGGGGACACACAATGCAAGTATTCACGCGGCTTTCGGGGCGATCGCCCCCCTTGTCCCCGGTTCCCCGGCCGAAATCATCGGCGGCGCCTGATTTGTGCGACGATACCGCCGCTTCAGACTCCGTCGGATGGGGTAGCGCACGCCTTGCGGGGGTACTCTTGGGGGTACCCGGCGCCCCCGGCTCCGCTGCCTCAAGCGCTGGCGCGGCTTTACGCGACTTGTTCGTTCCCCTCTTCCGGCACCACTTGCACCCCTCCACGGCATCCCAAGCCATCCCCAACCCCCTATAATTTCGAGCGAAACGGCCGTTTCGCCTATCCCGAACGATACCCCCAAATCCCGCAAAGTGCCGACGTGCGAGGGGGTACGGAAAGGGGTACGGACAGCCAGAAGGGGGTACGAATGGGGAACACTTCGAACGATGAAGCGCGGCGCGGCGCGCGTAAGGGCTTGACTGATGCCGACTGCCGCAACGCCAAGCCGGCGGCGCGACCGTACAAGCTCGGCGACTCGCTCGGCCTGTTCCTCCTGGTCAAACCGAACGGGGCGAAGCTCTGGCGGTTGAAGTACCGGCACGCCGGCCGCGAGAAACTGCTCGCGATCGGCGCGTACACCAGCGCGCGGGCCGGCGCCGTTGACGTGACACTGCGCGAGGCACGCGAGCGCCGAGACGAGGCGCGCAACCTGCTACGCGACAGCATCGACCCGAGCGCGGCCAAGCGCGATCGAGCAGCCGAAGCGAAGCGCAGTGCCGACAACACGTTCGGCGCGGTCGCGGCCGAGTGGGTCGCAAAGAACGCCGACGCATGGGCGCCAGCGACAACCGAGCGCGCCCGCGGCTACCTCGCCGGCATCGCGCCGAAGATCGGCGCCCGGCCGGTCGATCAGATCAGCGCCGCCGAGCTGTTCGCCGCGCTGGCGCCGATCGAGAAACGCGGCGCCCTCGAAACGCTGCACAAGACGCGCGCGCTCGCGTCGCAGGTGTTCGACTACGCGGCCCGCACGCGCGGGCTGCTCGGCAATCCGGCCGCATCACTGAAAGGCGCGCTCAAGCGCCGCGAGCAGCAACGCTATCGCTTTCTCAGCCGCGCCGACCTCGGGCCGTTCCTGGTCAAGCTCGGCGAGTACTCCGGGCGGCCGACCGCGATTGCACTCCGGCTGCAACTGCTCTGCGCCACGCGGCCGGGCGAGTTGCGCGCGGCTCGCTGGCACGAATTCGACCTCGCCGCCAAGGGCGGGCCAATCTGGCGCATCCCGGCCGGGCGCATGAAGTCGCGCCGCGAGCATGTCGTTCCGCTCCCGCGCCAGGCCGTCGAGCTGCTCCGCGAACTGGCGGGCCTGGTCGGCAGCGAGCCCGGAGCGCTGCTCTTCCGGTCATCGCGCAGCAGCGAACAGCCGATCAGTGAGAACACGCTCGCCTTTGCGATCCGGCGCCTCGGCTTCGGTGCAACCGCGCACGGCGCGCGGCACACTTTCTCGACGATCGCCAACGAGGAACACCTCGCCCGGCCGGAGACGATCGAGCGCGCCCTCGCCCACGCGACGCCAGGCGTCGCCGGGCGATACAACACGGCCGATTACCTCGCCGAGCGCCGCGCGCTGATGCAGCGATGGGCCGACATGCTCGATTCGATCGAAGGCGCGGCCACGGGGAGCAGCCTTCGCGCGCCAGCGCAGCCCATCAAGCGAGTAACGCAGCAGCCGCGGCGCCAGGCCGCGAGCTAGGGCGATCGGCGCCCGTCGCCGGCCGATGCGGCGGCCGAGCCCGGCGCGTTGCGGGCGGATCGGTGGCGGTTGATGCCGGATCTAGCTACAAAGTCGCGCACTGTTCCGGGCGGCCCCAACTCGTCATCTGTACCCCTCCCCCCATTGATTTCGCGGCGCCGCGTGCGGATGGGCGCGATCGGTCTCGGGGGAGCGCTTCCGGACTTCAACGATACCCCCCGGTGCGGGCTACCGTCAGTCGATGGGCCAGCCGTCGGGGCCCAGCTCGCGACGCAGCCAGCGCTTGCCGTTCTGCTCGGCCGTGATGCGCTGATGGCAATCGGCGTTGACCGCGCGAAGGTTCGAAGGATCGTCGGTGCCGCCTCTTGACCGCGGCAGGACATGGTCAACCTGGGTTGCCGGCCGAACACGTACCTTGCCGCCTTGGCAGCGGGGACACTGGCAAAGGTGCCTGTCGCGGTCGAGTATCTGCGCCCGCAGCTTCATCCAGCGGCGACCGTACCCCCGCGCATGCGCGCTGCTGTCGCGATCCCAGCTCATCGCCGAGCGCCGCAGCCGCAGTACACCGGAGCGACCATCGGCCGGCACAGCATGCCAGCCGAGCCTGTTCGGCAGCGCGGCAAGCCGCAGCGAACTTCGCCCTTGCTATTTCTTTTCAGGGGAACGGGGGACAAGGGGTCAAACTGCCCGGAAAGCCGCGTCGGGCCTTGATCTTCGTTCCCCGGCAGCGTTCCGGGGACAGTCCACGAAAACCGGGGAACCGGGGACAAACGGCGTTCCTTCATTGGCGGTCCTTGCACGTTTCGGCACGGCGCGGGAATCTGCGCGAAGAGAATTGCGCGCCGCGCCAAACGCGCGGCCGGAAGTTGGCGCTGAGCTGCGCGGCGGCGCCGCCGCTGGTCCAGCAGGCGCGGGCGAGTTAGCAGCCATCGGCAGCAGGGAAGTCTGGCAGCGCAGCGGCCTTCCGCGCCGCGTGCGCCGCCAGCGCCTTTGCGCTCGCTTCATCGTACCGCTGCGCGATAAGGGCCATCGCTTGCTCTAGGAACGCCGCTGCCTCAGTCGGCGACACCATCCCGGCGCACTCGCGATAGAGAAAGCTGTGGATTCGCGCTCGCGCCTCGTCCAATGCCTCCCGGCGCATCTGCGCGCAGAATTCAGGCGTCGCCTTGCCCCAGGCGCCCGCGCTCTCGTCTAGAACTTCGTCGCTCACTTGAAAGCGTCCCGTCCCTTGCGAACGGCCAGCCGCCAATCGGGACCG